TGATGACTACTTTGCACAGTTTCATGGACTAAAATCTTGGTTAGATAAATCCAAACAGTTTATTCAAGACAATGGATTTATATATTCTTATTTCGGAAGAAAAAGAAGATTACCTAATGTCTTTAGTGAAGACAAAGGTATTGCAGCACATGAAGTTCGTAGTGGTATTAACTTTTTAGTACAATCTATCGCATCTGATGTAAATTTACTTGGAGCCATAGACTCACACAAAGAAGTTAAAGAACGAGGTATGAGAGCTCAAATATTTGCTCTTGTACATGACTCTATTTTAGCTGAAGTAGATGAAGAAGAAGTAGAGGAGTACTGCGAAGTTGTTAGAAGAAATGTGCAAAAAGATAGAGGTTTATCAATTCCAGGCACACCTATTGGTTGTGATTTTGATATTGGAGATGATTATTCATTTGGTAAATTTGAAAGTAAGTATGGAGAGATGTAATGGAATATTTAGGTATTGAAGGATATCTTTGTTATCTGTTAATGACATGTATTGTTAGTTTTGTAGTAATAGCCTGTTCCATACTTTCACTTCAAGATAAAAGAATAAAGACTTACAAATTATCAGAATTGATGAAAGATAAAAATAAACAAAGCGGAGTATTTGACATACAAGGTACAGTCAAATACACAGAAGGAGATAACACATGAAAGAAGCATTGATAGCCACAGCTGTCGGAGTATTAGGATTAGGAGGTATTTTATATGCTACCGTTACTAATGCAGAAGTGAAAGGCTATACAGATAATCATGGTTGCTGGGGCGAATGTTATGAAGAATATACTGCAAAGTATGGAACATTCAGCGAACAGCTAGAGGCAAAAAAGGTTGCTATGCAGTCTGAAACTCCTGCCGATAAAGGCGGTAAGATATATATTAATTGTAATATGTGTCATGGAATGAAAGGAGAAGGTGGCATAGGCCCAAAACTGGTAGGAAGCACTTCCATAGTGAAAATGCTAACCCAGTATAAAAATGGGGAAACTAGAGGAGCTCAGTCTGCACTTATGTGGGGACAGTCAGCAAATTTATCAACAGAAGATATGGAGAATCTACAAGCATACATTGATACTTTGCAATGAAACAAGACAATCTCCCCCTAGAACAAATGACAAGAAGTCAGATTGAGAGAATAAATGACCCAAATACGCCTGCTCATGTGAGAAGGTATCTATTAAGTATAAGATATCCTGAGTATACTGAGCAAGAAAAGAAGAAAGGAATGAATAATAAAGATTATGACTGGATTACAAAATATCCCATGATGATGTGGATAGTTCCAGCTCTTACTACAATCTTTATGGGTTCAATTCCTCTTACAGTAATGGCAATATTTGAATGAATTTAAAAGATATAACTTTTCCAGTTTTTGTCTTATCTGGAGAAGCTGAAAAACAAGACAACATACTTTGGTGCACTCAAGCAGACGGAACTATGGGTGTAGTAGATGACTATAACATGAAAGGAGAAACGATTGGAATTAGAAGAATACAGTCACCGTTTAAGAGTTTATATCCTCTTAAGTATATGCTTAGGGATTTTCGCAGTCTCGTCAAGCACAGAGGTAAATTTTATGTTGATACCAAAGGCAAGTATTTTGTCTACAACAAAACAACAAAGGCAAATATAATTTATAAACGAATAGAAAAAATACAGAAGAAAGATGTATGTACTCTTGTTTGGGTAAAGGATATACCTTCGCCCTTTGAAGAAGTAAGACCAGTGACTGCAAAGTATGCTGGAGTCTTATACCTACAAAATCAACCTGCATTTATATATGAGTTTACAAATGAAATGAAAAAGAAAACTTGGCGGAAAATATGAAGGCAGTATTAAGTAATAGAATATACATGAATGTAGACTCAGCTTTGCAATCGAAGATTGACGAAGAACTTACTTATACTATACCTCCAAGAAATCCACAAGACCCGCCTTTCGTTATAAAGAATATGGGAGTAATTCGTAAAGGGTTAGTCTCATTACCTATCGGAAGGACGGATTTAATACCATCAGATTACGAAATAGTTGATAAGAGAACTTGCATTGAGATTCCACACTTCGACTTTGCGTATGAGTTACGACCTTCCCAACAAGCGGTCTATGATGACCTCTATGACAGTAGTATAATTAATGCTTGGGTCAGTTGGGGAAAGACTGTAACGGCTTTAGCTATTGCAAATAAGCTTAAACAGAAAACACTCATAGTTACACATACTCTACAACTTCGTAGTCAATGGGAAAAAGAAGTACAAAAATCACTCGGGGTTACAGCGGGTGTGCTAGGTAGTGGAAGATTTGAAATAGATGCTCCATTCGTGGTAGGGAATATACAAACTTTGTACAGAAGAATACCCGATATTCAAAAGAGTTTCGGGACAATCATTCTTGACGAAATGCATCACGTTTCATCACCGACATTTACACGAATTATCGATGCGAGTCACGCACGATATAAGATTGGATTAACAGGAACGATGGAACGAAAAGATGGCAAACATGTTATATTTCGAGACTATTTCTCTAACACGGTGTTTAAACCACCAAAGGAAAACTATCTTGTGCCACGAGTTGACGTCGTACCGTCAGGTATAAGGTTTCCTGATGGGGCGCATACCCCATGGGCAAATCGAATCAACGCTATTGCGTACAACTTTGAGTACCAAAATCAAGTTGCGCTTCTTGCAGCTAACTATGCGGCGAGAGGACACAAGGTACTGGTTGTAAGCGACCGAGTCGATTTTTTACAAAATTGTACGAAACTTGTAGGAGATAACGCAATCTGCGTAACAGGAAAGATTCCTCACGAAGAGCGCCCTCCTATGCTAAAACAAATATTCGGAGAAAAAGATATATTGTTTGGAACACAGTCTATATTCAGTGAAGGAATAAGTTTAGACTGTCTAAGTTGTCTTATTTTGGCAACACCCGTAAACAATGAACCTTTATTAACACAGTTGATAGGTCGTATAATCCGAATATATGAAGGAAAACAGCAACCAATCATCGTTGATATTCACTTAGTCGGTCGTACAGCAAGACGGCAGGCTGGTGCACGAATGGGTTACTATATAAAACAAGGTTATGATGTCAAAGCTTTATAACATTGGAAAAATAGTTCTTGACAAACGGTATATTTTTTGATATAATGATACTCTATAATTGGAAAAAAATTAAGAAAGAGGCAAATAGTAAAGTATCAGACATACTTACTATCCTTCATATTCTGACTTATAAACTACCCCCAGTTAATAGAAAAGACAGAATATACAAGTATTGGCAAAAAAGTTTTCATGGGAATAGTTTCCTAGTGAATCCTGAACCCTTGTTTATTCAACGAAGATTGTATTCAGACACCGAGATTGCGCAGTATGCAGGTATCGCATCGCTGCGCAGTCTATTTGCGTACAATTCAACTAAAGATACCACATTGGACTTGCTGCACTATAATGGTAAGCAAGATATTATAAATAACAACAGATTACTTTGGATTGAGAATGATAGAATACATTTTAAATTTGAAGAAATCACAAGCCTAAAGGAATTAGAATGGCACTAAAATTTAATGAATCAAAAGGTGAAGCTGTTAAATCTAAGATTGACAGTTATCAATATGTCGAAGGCGACAATAAAGTTAGAATGGTAGGCGATATCTGTGCAAGATACGTTTACTGGTTAAAAGGTGAGAACGGTAAGAACTTACCTTTCGAATGTCTATCATTTGATAGAGAGAAGGAAGTATTCAATAACATGGAAAAAGACTGGGTTAGAGAATACCACCCCGAATTAAAATGTGGTTGGTCTTATGCAATCCAATGCATACATGACGGCAAAGTAAAAGTCTTAAACCTCAAGAAGAAACTAATGGAGCAAATTAAAGTTGCTGCAGAAGATTTAGGTGACCCTACAGATTTAGAAACTGGTTGGGACGTCCACTTCAAAAGAGTAAAGACTGGACCTATGGCGTACAATGTAGAGTACCAACTTCAAGCATTAAAATGCAAACCTAGAGCACTAGATGAAAACGAAATGGAACTAGTTGCAGAATTGAAATCAATGGACGAAGTATTACCTAGACCTACTCCTGATGCTCAAAAAGAGCTTCTTGATAGACTTAGAGCTGGTTCTTCTGACAACGCAGATGAAAAATCTGTCGAGGAGTTTGATGTCTAATGATAGGAGTTGGAGAAGAATTTCCTCATACCACACTTAACGGTGTAGTAGGCATTAATCCTGACAAAGTTATAAAACAAGTTTATACTGATGATGTTCAAGGAGATTGGAAAGTAATTTTCTTTTATCCAAAAGACTTTACATTTATCTGTCCTACAGAAATCGTAGCATTTGAAAAAGTTGCAGAACAAGAAAACTGTAGTGTATATGGTATTAGTCCAGATAATGAATATTGTCATCTTGAATGGTTAGAAAATAATCCATTATTAGAAGATGTTTCTTTTCCATTACTTGCA